ACTTCAAGTCCGATTCCCGTGAAGAATCCCGCTGCAGGTACGTCATGCGATGCGTACCCAATCGAGGCTACTGTGTGGCCGATGCTGTTCAATGGGACAACGTATGACCAGAAGGTAAACAACGCGCCTGTCACGGTACTGGCATCAGCAGCACGAACAGCCTCCACCAATTCGCCAGACCAGACCAACTACAACGCACGAGGCGTCATGCTGATATTTGACATCACGGCAGTCCCCGGAGCAGAAACAGTCACGTTCAAACTGCATAGCAAAGACGTTCTCAGTGGCAAATACGCCATCCTGTTCTCGGGTTCGGCGTTTTCCACCACAGGAACCCGCGTGTACTTCTTCTACCCTTCAGTTATGAGCGGATTGGGAGACGGACAGAAGGATATGCCTCTGGCGCGTTCATGGCGCATTGCAATCGAACACTCAGCGTCCGGCTCGTTCACCTATTCTGTAGCTGGATGCTATTTACTATAAGGGAGGCACACATGACAGTACAGAGCATCACCACAACAGTCACCGCCACAGAGCGCCGCGTCCGCGTGGCGCTGGACGACGGCACAACAAGAGAGTTCACCTTCGGCCTCGTGCAGGACAAAGACCAGAAATGGGTACTGCCCGACCCGAAAATAGTGGCCAGGGAGGTCAACGCGCTCATTGAAGCCGAAGCCGTCGCCGCACAGGAAACGCCCGACAACGCAGTCGCCGCCGAGCTCGCAGCGATCGCGCCGGAGAAGGCAGCGTTAACGAACGTGGCGCAGGTTGGACAGCCGAAGGAGTTATTGCCGTAATGTCGTACTGCGTCCTGGCTGATGTCCAGGCATTAAACCCCTGGTATTCAGGGCATTCCGGCACAGTGTTCTACGAGGATGATAGGTATTATGTCATGTATACAGCGATGGGCGTAGACCCGGTGCTGCCAGTACTGAAAACGCTGGCGGTCACTACTGTGACGCTGCCGGCTTTGGTGAATTAACGTAAGAGAGAATAAAATGGCATTAAAACTCTCGGCTGCGCCGACAACTGAACCACTATCACTGGCTGAGGTGAGGTCTCATCTACGGATTGACTCACAGTCACTAGCTGACGACCTGACTAGCACTCAGAGTATTGCTCCCGGATCACACGACGTTGCAGCATCATACTCTCTGGTGGGCACCTCCGTTGACGTGCTGGGCTATTCAGTGCTGGTGTTTCTCGAATCTGGCACAAACGGCAGTGGGGGCACGGTAGACGTTAAACTCCAGGACAGCGATGATAACATCACGTTTACAGACGTCTCATCGGGCGCGTTTACTCAGGTCACGGAGGCTAACGACAACGCCACCCAGGAGAAGGCATACACGGGCGGGAGGCAATACCTCCGTGTAGTATGCACCGTTGCTGTGGCTGCATGTTCGTTCGGGGTCTCTATCCTGACGGACGCGCCGACAGGCTCTGACGACGACCTGCTCAACGCACTCATCACCACGGCCCGGCAGCACGTCGAGAATGTCACGAATCGGGCTTTGATTACACAGACATGGGAGTTGTGGCTCGACCGGTTTCCAGTCAACGAAATAGAGATACCGCTGCCACCGATACTGACGGGTGGCATATCCAGCATCAAATACTACGACACGAGTAACACCGAGGCTACGGTCACTGCGTCGGACTATTTTCTGGATTTCAAGAGCGAGCCTGGGCGCGTCGTGCTGGCCTATGGTTGTAGTTGGCCGTCTACTACTCTCAGGAGTGTCAATGGTGTCTGTGTGACGTTCACCTGCGGCTATGGTGCGGCTACAGCTGTTCCGAAGGCAATCAAACAGGCTATGCTACTGCTCATTGGCCATTTGTATGAGAATCGTGAGGCAGTGCAAACAACAGGCGCAATGCCCAAAGAATTACAGTTAGCGTTTGATGCTCTTCTGGCTCCGTACCGGATATGGAGATTCTGATGAGAGCTGGAGACCTGAGACACAGAATCACATTACAGCGCCGGTCAGTGGCCGGGGGGCTGGATACATGGGCTGATGTGGCTACTGTATGGGCAGCAATCGAGCCACTGGCAGGCAATCAGTATTACCAGAATCTGGTGGCTACCACTGAGGTTACGGGTAGAATCCGAATCAGGTATCGGCCAGATGTCAGACCTGAATGGCGCGTCAAATTCGGCACTCGGATACTGGCGATTGTCGGGCTGGTATCACCGAAAGAGGCAACGCGGGAATTGCACATAATGTATCGGGAGGCATTATGAGTATTTCAATTTCCCTTGAGGGTATACCCGAGCTGGAGGACAAGCTCAACGAAATAGAAAATACGTTGGGGCCAGATGTTATTGAACCTATTCTGCTACGTGGGGCGGAGACAATGGCTGATGCAATCAGACAGCGTGCCCCACGAGGGCCAACTGGAAACCTGAGACGGTCGGTAGTAGCTAAAAAGCTGGCGCGACGGGGGAAATCAGCAGCGGCTATTGCAGCGATTGATTTTAGAATCGCCCCGCATGCGCCGTTTGTAGAAAAAGGAACGCGATATATGACTGCAAGGCCGTTCTTTGCTCTCACGGCTAAAGCCAATGAATCGCGTGTATCCGACCAAATCAGGGATGATATTGACAATGCATTACAGGGAGCATGTGCATGAGCCTGGCAGGAATACGAGACGCAATAAAAGTAGCACTTGAAAACATATCAGGCGTGACCGCATACGACACGGTGCCGGAATCGTTGCCGTCGTCTGGATTCCCTGCGGCTATTGTAGTGCCAGCGAGAGGCACATATCATCAAACGTTCGATGGTCAGATAGGCCACCAGATGGAGATTGTGTTGCTGGTGGGACAGGTACCGGGCCTATCACGCGCCGCACAGGAAGCCCTCGACCTGTATATGGCTGAATCAGGCGATGTATCTGTGGTTGCTGCTGTTGAAGCGGCGACACTGACAACACACGCGGACGATATTCAGGTTACTGGTTATAGAGATTACGGGATTATGGAATTCAACGGACAGTCATATATGGGGGTCAAATTCGACGTGACTGTCTGGACATAACCGCAAAGGCAATTCGCAAGGATGGGCATATTACCCATCCTTTTTGTTTCACACGAAATAACGGAGGTGCAGCATGGCTCGTATATCAGGGAAACTCGGAGAGGTTACCGTCGCAGCAGCAGAGGTGACCGGTATTAAATCATGGAGCGTTGACCAGAAGGTCGAGGCATTGGATTCCAGTGGGTTTGATAGTGACGGTGTGAAGGCGTTCATTCCGGGTTGCTCGGAATGGTCGGGTTCGTTTGAGGGCAGCAAGGATGGGGTTCCGCTCACTATCGGGTCAGAAATCGCACTCGTCCTCAAGGAGTCACAAACGGCCAACCAGCAATTCAATGGACAGGCGATTATCACAGGGCTGTCTGTGAAGACCGACATTGCCGGTCTTGTAACCTACTCCTACACATTCCAGGGTACAGGCACACTGACCATAGCGACAGCATAAGGAGATTGACATGGCCAGAATTGCAGGAAAAGGTGGCAATGTTTATGTTGCCCCACAGTTAGTCGAAAACTGCGAGGATGCATGGTCAGCAGATGATGCAGCAGTTACCGCCAGTTTGGATTCCGCAGACTACCGGTCAGGCTCAGGCTCTGCGAAATTCGTGATTACAGCTGCTTTGAGTGCGTCTACACTGGCAGCACACGAGGATATATCATCGCTTGACCTCACAGATTATACAGCGGTGATGTGCTGGCTAAAAACGTCTGTGGCTCTTGATGCAGGGGACTGGCAAATACTACTGGATGACACGTCTGGATGTGTGTCTCCGATAGAAGAATTGGATATTCCGGCGATAGAGGCTGACACGTGGACACCTATCCGTATGACACTGGCCACTCCTGCTAGCCTTGGAGCCGTTGTTTCTGTCGGACTGAAACAGATTACTGATAAAGGCGCAATGACCCTGTGGATAGACGATGTGAGGGCAAGCGTAGCCGTTGCTGGCATGAAATCGTGGAGTCTCGACCAGAAGGTAGAAACCATTGACGTAACAGGATTCGACAGCGATGGAGTAAAGGAATTTGTTGCAGGGACGTCAGAATGGGCAGGGTCATTCGAGGGATTTAAAGACGGTGTTCCATTGGCCATTGGCTCTCAGGTATTCGTAGAACTACGTGAGTCCAGCACGTCAACACAGCAATTCAGAGGCGCAGCAATCATAACCGGACGTTCGGCTAAAACAGACATCACAGGGGCCGTAACGTACTCCTACACATTCCAGGGGTTGCATGCGTTGACAATACCGACCACATAACCAGATAGAAGGAGAATTATGGGAAAGTACTTTTGCGACACAGAGACGGTCAGGGTGACATTTGATGATGCCCAATGGGTGGATGTCAAAGAGGAATTTTCGCAAGAAGACCAGGATTACATGATTGACCAGATGGCACGGGCTGAAACCACGAACGGCAAGAACGCGAGCTTGTCTTTGCACCTGGGCAAATTGGCAATGCTGGAGCGTGGCATAGTTGCGTGGTCGTTCACAGACGACCAAGGGAAACCGGTTCCGGTCACAAAGAAAGCCATTTCCACACTCAGGCTGCGTTATCGCGAACGGGTGCTGACGGAATTAAACCGACTCACAGAGGAAGCCGGGCGTTTTTTAGCACCAACTACTGCAACGGAGTGCACCTCGCCCTCTACCGGAAATTAACCGACCAATCACCGCTCGATGACGAAAAGGCATTCGATACCGAGGATGCACGCAGATACAAACGGTATCGGGTTATGCGGGCAATGGGATGGAATTTGACCGAGTACAGTAGTGCCCCGCATTCTCTCGTTGAGGAAATCTACCTATTCATCCAGACCGAAGAGCGCGCGCAGGCAGATGTGATTAAGGACAAACGCAATAATGGCTGAACTCAGTGTATTGCTGAAAATGAAAGATGAAATGTCCAGGCAACTGGACGCAGCCAAAGGCAAACTCGGCGGCTTCTCCGGGGCGTTGAAGGGCATGGGAATCGGTATTGCTGCCGGCGGAGCTGCCCTTGTTGGTCTCGGTGCAG